CCTCAGACGGAAGAAAGTATTTATAACAAGCTACAAACAAAAGGATATGAATGTCGTATCTGGCCTTCAAGGTATCCAAAGAAACCACAGAAATACGGTGCTGCGTTAGCACCAATGATACTTGAGAACTGTGTCGATCTTGTTAATAAACCAACTGACCCTGATCGCTTTAATGAACTAGATCTAATTGAAAGAGAAGCTAGTTATGGTAAGTCGCAATTTACTCTTCAGTTTCAACTAGATACGACACTTAGTGATCTAAATCGTTTCCCTCTTAGATTGTCTGACTTAGTAGTTTTAGAAGTTGACCAAGACGCACCTGAGAAGGTGGTGTGGTCTTCTGGTGCTGAGTATCGGATTACTGATTTACCGGCTGTTGGGTTTAGTGGTGATTACTATCACAGGCCAGCGTTTATACATGGGCAGTGGATTGAGTTTCAAGGATGTGTAATGTTTATAGATCCTTCAGGTAAGGGTTTAGATGAAACTGCTTATTCCATTGTCGCTCATCTCAATGGAAATTTATTTGTACTGGAGGTGGGTTCCTTTCGTGAAGGTTATACCGAGCCTGTCTTAAGAGGAATTGCAGAAGCAGCTAAACGTAGAAAAGTAAAACTGATTCTCTTAGAAGATCAGTTTGGTCAAGGCATGATGGAAAATTTATTGCAGCCTTACCTCAGAGAGATCTATCCTTGCACGATTGAACCAACTAGGAGCAACGTCCAGAAGGAAAGAAGAATTATTAATGCTCTTGAGCCAGTAATGAATCAACATCGGTTGATCTTTAATCGCTCGGTAATTGAAGATGATTCCAAAGCTAGAGATGATGATTCCGTAGAGACAGCCTTGGCATACCAGTTGTTTCATCAATTAACTCATCTCACTGTCGATAAACAATCTTTACAACATGATGACAGATTAGACTCGTTAGCTGGTGCAGTTCAGTATTGGAACGAATCTCTTGCTATAGATGAAGATAGAGCTATTAAGGAACGTGAAGCAGAACTCTGGGAATTGGAATTGGCAGCGTATAAAGGTGATATTGAGGGCCTTCTCGATGCACAAATACTTGGTGTCCCACTCACACAAGTCCAAAATAAAAACCCAAAAGCAGGATGGATCAGAACCCACGGGAACCACTAAATACAGACCTAGAGGATGGGTGGTGCGCATCCCTTCTGCTTTTGTTGGTTATAGTTCTGTTTCTGATTGTGGATTTCAAACGGTTGTCATAGCTGAAACTCCTGATGCTGCTTTAGATGTCGCTTCTAATTCTCATGTATGGGAGCATCTAGGGTTTCCTGTTAGTGATTTCCAAGTATTTCCGCAAGATCCTCTTTAAACTCTCCACTTACGATTACGTTCTGGTGGATGATGACCAGCGACAGTTTTTTCTAATTCATTTAGTCGATTAAATAATTCTCTAGTATCTCTATCTCGGCGGTTGCTGATATTACTAAGTGACATGATGACAACGCTGGCTGTTGCACCAATGATTGCTGCTGTAATCTCTGCCACTGTTCAAAATAACAAATTGTGTCTAGTGTAGGACGGCCTACCACTGATTTCTATGGAAGAAAAGAAAGTAGATGAACCGAAAAAGAAGAATCCTCTTCAAAAACTAAAGGAGGGTTTAGATGATAAAGAAGAACAACTGCAAGTCTTGTCTACATTTGTGAGATTGGGAGTTGTCGTCTGGAGTGGCTTTATATTAACACTTAATTACGTTACTATTCCTGGATTAGGGGAGCAAGAAAGGATCGACCCGACTTTCATAGCAAGTGTTTTCACAGGTGCATTAGCTTCATTTGGATTGGAAACTGCAAAGAAAAGAGGAGATGGAACTTATAAAGCAGATGAAGATAAGAAAAAAGCAGAAGCAGCAGGAGGATTTGCTAATGGTGTTCCTTATACCATTGTAAGAATTGAGACTCCAGTAAAATTAGTACCAGATAAACCACGTATTGACCCTATTTCTGGTAAAGAGATAGATCCACAAACAGGCAAATTGACATGAAGAAGTTATTAATCCTTTTGTTACTGGCTGCACCCTGCCAAGCAGAAATTACATCGAAGCTTTCTAGCTCTACTTCTTTGTCGGTTGGAGGTAGTACCACTCAGGCAATTAGAATTCCATCAACTTACGCAGTATCGGGAACAAATATCAAGGTTTCTACTGGAGAACATATAGGCAAGCTTACGGCTGGTTCAGCTACAGCCGCAGCTACGCTTGATGTTGGGACATACGAGATAAATACGGCAGGATCAGCATTTTCACTAAGCACCTCTTGGCAGCAAGGGGACGCTATACCAGCAATAGGAAGTGGTGTAGATGTTAGCAGTGGTATTGTTGCTGACATGCCTGTTTTTGGTAATACAACTACTATGTCAGGCGGCGTAGCAGGCACACTTGCGGGTACAGTGCTTAGTTCTGGTGTGGTTACAGTAGTAGCAGGTGGTGCAAATACTACGGCTGTAGGACAAGTAACTAACGAGCTTACAGTTAGGTGAAATTAGTATTATGCGCACCCTTTTACCTTTTGTATTGTTGTTTGGTTCTGCTGTACAAGCCGTACCAGTTGTGCCTCAGTTCACACAAGGTACGCAAACCACAAACACCGAAACGGTTACAAAAATTACAGAGACAATCAACTCGATTGACATAAATACAGGCTGGCAATACACGGTTACAGGTACAAACATGAAACATTCTGGTTCATCTGTTTCTCCAACAACCATTGCAGCCCCTTCTCAAACCACTGATGGCATTACTTACACATGGGTTGGCTTAGATCATTCCAACAAACCAAATTGGGAACTAGAAATACCAGGTTCAGCTTTTCAATTTACCGAAACATACGCTGCTCCTGGGGTTGCAAGTCAGACAATCATCCAAAGAACAACCGATCAAACAAGTATTACCGACACTACCTCTATATTCCAGCAATAATTGCGTTATGTTTACCTGCTAATGCTGGTGATGTCGGCGGCGTTAGTGCTACCGCTGCTCCTAATGCGTCATCTAGTGGAAGCGTTATCAACCAAGGCGTACAAGTCCTACAAGGGCCATTCCATACCAACACATACGGTAACGGAATACAGTGCCAAGGGACTACATTAAGCATTACACCGTTTATTACAGGTGCTTTATCGCTTAAGCGACCCTACGAAAGCTATTACCAAGACCCTGTTTACGATACAACTGATGTAGATGGTGATGGAATAATTGATAATCCAGGGAATGTTTTATATTTCAAAGACATAAGGACAGGACAAAAGGACTCTACAAGCATCACAGGCGGCCTCTCAGCGACGCTTAGTGTCCCACTGGATAAAAGATTCACGACTCGTTGTTTATCTGCCGCTACAACCCAAGAGAAAATACAACAGCAGGTCTTGGCTAACAAGAGGCTTGATTTTGAAATTGCGAGGCTTCGTGAGTGCAGTAAATTTAAAGCTCAAGGAATTAACTTTCATCCTGATAGTCCTTCATATACTATCTGTGCTGATATTTTGACGACTCCTTATAAGGAGAAACCAATACCTCATGTTCATTCTATTTCCTCAGACTCTTCTGTTCCTTTCTCCTTTCAGATAAAGACAGAACCTTTGGTTTCTTCCCCCGTAGAGCAAGAAGCTTCTTAGTAATTTTCTTAGAAATCTTTTTAACTTGACCTTTCATCTGTTTCTGGAGCAGCTTTGCTATCGGTTGGCCTAATACAGTTACACCGATAACTGAAGTAACAGCTATCGCGCTTGTATTAAGTAATGTCGTTGGTGGAGGAGTGTAAGTGTTAACAACTTCCAGTACACTTCTTTCCTCGTATAGGACTTTGCATTGATTTCCATTTCGTTTGTACCCTTGAATTATTTTTGTTCCATATTTTCCAATTGCTCCTATGGGTAAATCGTCAGGTCTAGGGCAAGGAAGGATTTTTGGAACTAAAGGACTTTGTGGTGAAGGTGGTGGGTTATTGTTTGTTTCTGTTGAATTAGATTCTTTCTTTTCTTCTTTTTGTTTAGCAGAATTAATTTTTGGTGTGGTGGGTTGAGGAGTTGGTTCTATGTCTTCTGGTCTAAAAACAAGAGGATTAAATGAAGGCATCCCTGCGTCACAAAATACCTTAAGTCCTCGGTCATCGGCTGAGTTTAAATTCTTATTGTTACCTGAATCTGGATTTGCTTCTACGCAACCAGGGATTTCAAATATTAAATTAGGTTGTTCTAATGTAAGAGTTATGGGTTGAACATTGGGAATGTTCGGAGAAATTGTGTCGATAGAATTATCAGGGATAAAAATATTATCGATTTGTATATCTGGAATCTCATCCACTTAGCAGTCCACGAAATCACTACCAATATCTTTACCAATCTGCCCTGCTTTCTTAACAGCAACTGCACTAGCAATCCAGCCTATAACTGGGATGTTAGACAATGTGCTAGCAGCAGGAGTAGCAGTAACTAAAGAAGTTCCTACTATCTCTCCCTGTGATTCTGCACTGCCTTTGTTTTTAATACACTGAAGATAACTAGCTGCTAACCCTGCATTTTCTCCAGGCTGATGTGCAACATATTCTTTCCTTGTGTAATCAGTTTTACCATTCCATTTAGATTTTTCTGAACTAAATAAAACTGTTTTAGGTGAATGCATGTTGTGGTTTATTGTCACCTCTAATCCTTGCTCGTCTTTCTTGTATCGCATCTGGCTACTACTGTTTTCTGTCGTAGCTAACGATGCAAGATTTGGCAGCGAGTCTCCTGACTTGCTTAGCAAGATAAGGGAAAAGAAATTACTACCGATTAATCCGAGACCGAGGAGAAGAGGAAGATAGTTACCTTCCTTCAACTGTGTCATAACTTAGGTAATCCTGTTGTGGTGGGCATTGAAGGCATTGATTCTTTAACCAATTCAGGGATTTGACCCTTTACCTTATCTAAAAGTATATTCACAACTTTATCTTTATTCAAGTAACCAAAAACACCAAGCCCAATAACTCCTATGTTTAAAGTTAAAGAAGCGATAGCGATAGTTTTAATCATTGGTTTATTCTGCCTCCCATTCTGCACCAATCTCTTTCTCAACGTCCTCCTCTTTCCATTTATAAGTTTTACCGTCATCTAATGGATGATTATTCTTCCATCCTCCATCATAAATATATTTAAGGGGATGCCAGTCAGTCTTATCAGCTACGTCTTTTATTAAAGTACAAGTTGATGAATTGTGATCAAGAATAGTATTAGTTACTGGATTGCCTACAAATATGCGATCAGTTAATATATCTATTTTTTCATCATCACTCCATAAGTACATAGAGCGTTTAGTTGTGTTGTCGATTAAAGTTTGCATTTTTAAAATAATAAATAGGTAGATGATTAAAGTGTTAACTTCCTTTAATCAATAATGAGCTAGAAGATAATGCTATACCTGCTTTTATTTCGTAGGCATCTGCGGCGGTTCCTAATGTCCCATTATTTTGTACATAATATTCTGTACCTGCTGTTAAACCAGACTGCACCGTTGACACACCTCCCAATACGTTAATTGTTGCTGTTGCTCCATTTGAATAAGCAGCGTTTGATAAACCAATAAAATTAGTTGATCTTATATTGGTACTTCCTGATTTATAAGTACCAAACTTTACGGTATAAGGAAATCCGTAAATCAGAACACCTCTCTTAGTGCCGCTGTCAAAGGCGATTCGGGGGTTGTAAGCTATAGTACTATTAGAAATAGTTTCGAGTGTTGTTGGTGTCGAGCAACTAGCTGATGTACCACTTATTGTCACTTCAGCTCTATAAGAATTACCATTATTCCAAGAACCAGACACATATTCTTGATAATGTAATACGGTTTTTTTAATGTCAGGACTATAAGCCATGTGCATCTGTCGCAGTTGAAAGTTTAAAGGAAGGGTTAATCTCGTTCCTGCTGACAGTGATGTACCACTAACTGATAAGGGTTTTACGTAAGTAGCATTGTAAGAATTGGAGGCTATAGAATTTGCATATTGAACTAAGAATTTATTTGCATGTTCGTCATATACAATATTTGGTGTTTGACTATTGAGTCCACCCGATTCGTATGTAAGTTCACTCCCTCCAGTAATAGTTGTACCAGTCACAGAGGAAAGTCTAGCGTGAGCAACGTACGTACTTCCACTTATATATTGCCATGCAGTACACCACTGTTTTGTATCTGGATCATAGGCTGTACTTGCATATTGAACCTGATTGCTACTATCAAGACTCAGGTTTCCGCTGACTGAAAAAGGTGTTCCAGACATTTGCAAGTTATAAGCAAACTGAAGGTTTCCATACATAGGATTAGGTATATATGAAGTGAGCATTAAACCACTCACACCATTAGTATCCTGACCGTAGGTAATATCAATTCCAGAGTAATTACCACTAGATACGCTTGAGTTATAATATGTAGTTGCATTTACAGTAATAGTATTACTTGAGAATGAGAAAGTTTGGAATATGGCTCTGTAACTATAATCTTGCCGTCTATAACCAACTATTCCTAACTGATTAACTGGGTCCCAACCAACACATCCGTTATAACAACTAGTAGATAGTACTGTTATATCCCCACCCCAAGTATGTGAACCATCTGCTGCAACTGATATGTATTTCATCATCAAGTATCCATTACTCTGGTTTCTCCAAACCATGATGAATTTTCCATCGCCAACGGAAGTTATATTCTGACCAGCGTATGATGAGACTGAAGAAGCAGGACTTGCATTTAAAGTCCAACTTCCTGTTGTAAGAGTAGGTTCACTTACTGTTCCATTTGCATTAATAAGCACACCTTTTCCACTAGCTATTGCTCCACTAGCTGTAGCTGTAATTGCACCACCAGAAGCAGGTAAGTTAGTTAAGTTTGCACCTGATATTGCAGGTAGTGTTCCTGTTAAATTTGCTGCTGGTAAAGAAGTTAAATTTGCACCACTAGCAGCAGGCAATGTTGCAGGAAATCTTGCATCTGGAATTGTGCCAGCGTTTAAATTAGAAGCATTTACATTGATATTTAAAGACTCAATATCGGACTTAGTTTGATCAGCAGTTGCAGCAGTTTCTATCCCATCAAGCTTTGTATGATCAGCATCTGTAAAGACGTTTGAATCTGTTGCTGCTTCGACTGCTGTTCTTATCTCTGCATTAGTTTGATCTGCTGTAGCACCAGTTTCAATACCATCCAACTTAGTTCCATCAACCGATACATCTCTTCCGTCAAAAGTTTGACCAGCAATAAAAGTTTGTGCCCCTGTAAAAGTGTTAGTACCTAACCCTGCTAAATTTCCTGTTGCTGTTACGCCACCCTGCCAAGCTGATCCGTTATAAACTCTTAATTCATTTGAAGTTGTATCAAAGTAAAGATCTCCTTCATCGTTATTACTTCCTGGGGCACTACTTGCAACACGGTATCTATCTGCAAAATTATTAACTCCACTAAGATTTGTAGCGACAGTATTTACATTTGCTATTGATCCTCCGACGTTGGTGACATTTGTATTGTTACCAGCAACCGTAGTTACGTTGGCTGAAATACCAGCGACAGTAGTTACATTTGCAGCGATGCCAGCAACTGTAGTTATATTTCCTGAGATACCAGCAACCGTAGTTACTTCTGTTGCTTTAGGAGATAAACGATGGAATGTATAGGTGTGAAGTGTTGATGTTGTCTCGACAATTCCACCAAAACCAGCAGTTAAAACTGTTGATCCACATCCTGTAATTGTTACTGTATTACCTGAACCTGCACCATTAGCAATAGTTACAGTTCCACCAGAAGGGGTATGAGAAGAAGCAAATTCCTTGATGCTGACTAAAGTTCCAGTTCCGTTATTTACATCAGGGTTTGCAGTGGGGAAGGATGTTTCATTTGCTATAGGAACAAAACCACCAACGTCATCAACTAGATCAATAATCCTGTCATTGATAGCTGCTGTAGTTGCAATTGTTGTGTCGTTATCTGGGAAGGCATCACCATCTTTAATAGTCTCTCCGCTACTAATATTGAAATAACGAGCATCTGCTTCAGTTTCTGTAAAATACCTTCCGTCTAAAGCGCCTCCTGTTAATTCAGTTTCTGTAAAATATCTGTTATCTAATTGACCAGCGTTTAGTTCTGTTTCTGTGTAATACCTGTTGTCTAGTTGACCTGCATCTAACTCTGTTTCTGTGTAGTAGCGACCATCTAAAGTTCCTGTTGCTAAATCTCCTGCAACGATTGTTCCATCTGTAATATTTGTAGTTGTAACAACGACGTTTGATAATTGCCCGCTACTAAAGACTTTTGTGTCTACATAGTTTTTTGTTGCTACATCTTGTGCTGCTGTTGGGTCTCCTACTCCTGTAACTTTATTTGTACCCATTGCCAAGGCACCTGTCATTGAGTCACCGGCTTTCGTGACTTGTAGTGCATCTTTTGTATCTACATAGTTCTTAGTTGCTGCATCCTGTGCTGCTGTTGGATCTGCAACTTTAGTCAGTCTTAAATTACCAGCACTAGATTCTCCCATTGAAGGAAGACCTGTATCTTCATCAACGCTGACTGTTTTACCTTGGTTATCTTTTAGCTCTTGGTCAATATATAAACTCTGTAATGCACTTGTATCTAAGTCATTAGCAGTAAGGGTTGAACCATCTGCATAATCGACAAGAGGTGAACCAAGTGATGAGTTTCTTCTTACTTCTACTCTTAAGTTTGCTGACGCTATACCTGTATTAAGTCGTATAAGTTTAGGAGATACGTTAGTTATTACTTGGTACTGGGCTGATCCTGTCCCTTGAGTGATCTTGCTGTAATCAAGGTAAACCTCAATGTGCTCTTCCTTTATATAAGGGAAGGTGAACGTAAAGTCAGTAGTGTTCTGTGCTGAATTTGAATTGACTATGTACGATGCTGTGTAACTCATGGCTTCCGTTTACTGGTCATTGTACTGATTGTATATATTCTGTCGCACTAACCCTCTTTTTGGAACCTGCTTTTATATCTCCTGGTGGAGTTTGCTTTGATCCGAACTTAACAGCAAAGTCTCTATCTAGCTCTTTTAGTACCTGAGTTGCTCTTGTTGGTAGTACTTCTAGTACATAAGGATTGTTAGGATCATTAATAAATAGCCATTTAGCATTCTTTCTAAACTTGCTAAATACAGGCCGTAGCATTTCTGCTCTTGCTGATCTTGTCAATTCATCACCTTCTGCCTCTCTGGGTTGGTTTTGATATTTTTTAGAGTTCATTATCTTAAACAATTCCTGAGATAAAGTCATTTTGGATAATGGATCAGGAGATTGGGAAAGATATTTAAGGTATTGATCGTATCCTTCTGTTGTTAGTTTTGTTCCTGCTTGTATGTCTTCTGGGCTAGGTGGTGCATATCTTGTTCCAAATCCTCTTAATCTCATCAATTCATTCATTACATAATCCTGTTGTGCAGTTATTTCGTGACCTGTTCTGCCTGTTACTTTTGGTAATGCTCCTACAAATGGTATAGCAGAATAAGCTATTGGTGCATGTGTAAGAGTGAAAGCTGATGTTAATCTGTGTAGCCAAGGTTCATCGTCTAAAGGTAAAGAATCATCATGCAAGAAGCCAGCGTTATAAAGAGGTTGTCCTGTTACCCAATTACGTCTAACAGGTAATGTCTCTGACCAGAAAGGAGTATTCCTTTTGACTTCGTTTATAAAACTTTCAAACAACATAAGTTTAAAAGTTGTTCTATAAGGGTATTTCCCTCCAATAGTTTCACCATCACCTCCCCATTCCCAGACCATTCCTTCTTTCCCTCTTCCAATCTCTTCATCAATTACTTGTCCACTGACATTGCTAGGTGTCCGTTTGTATGGATCAATCGCTTGGGTTAATGCTCTAACTCTTGAACTATGAGGGAAAGAACTAACAATCATTTTATTAAGCCATCTTTGTGTCCTTGATGTTTCTCCTGGTCTTTTAGGTCTTCCAAAACCTGCTCCAGTTTGACCCCATGCAGAACCTGTCATTGGAGTTACGACACCATCTAAGAAATCTAAAATACCTTGGTAATAAGTTGCATGAAGATTCCCTTTCATAACTTCCCCTGCGACATTAAAGATTAAAAGTGCTGATGCGTTCTGTCTTTCCTGATGTGTCATTGATACGCTTAATTCTCTATAATCAGCTATCGTTCTTATAAGTGTTGCAACTGGTTCATAAGCTCTGTATGACTCAAATTCTGACCATCTCTGAACACCATCTTCACCTGTAAATTTATATCTAATTGACATTGGCCTTAGTCCTCTTGCTTCCCATAAGCTTTTGCTTTCGTTATTTAATGGGCCAGCACCTGTGATCTGTACATCTTCATTGTCTAGTATCTGCATCATCACAGTAATTGCTGTTGCACCTGTTGCTAGTTCTGCTTTCCAGTGATTAGAAAAGAAAGCAGATTCATCAAAAGCATCTCTATAAAAAGTATCGACAGTAAGATTTAATCCAGGGATTGTTCTTGCTGCTTGCTTCATTATTTCTGCTGGTGATCTAACGAAAGGTTGAATGTGAGTAGCAATCCAACCCCATTTTTCGTTTTGAAGTCGTGCCCATATAGAAGGTAAATATGACCATACACCTGTTAAAGCAGGTGTTTTCTCTCCTGCGAGAGGAATACTTTTGTCGCCTCCTCTTAGGAATGACAATTTATTATTTAAGAAACCTTTTGCTCCTTTTACATCCGCAGTACCTTTTACATATTCCAATGCAAACTTGTTAATTGCATCGAAATCATTAGGGTCTATTCCTGATTCTCTTGCTAGTTCTTGTCCAAAGGAGAATGATCTGTTCTCCATTCTTGCTCTTATATCATCTGTAAATGTAAGCATCCGACCAAACTTCAATGCAGTTGGGTGAGAGTTAATTGCACCTGTAATAGTTTTTCCATTAACTATTGCATCGTGGGTGAAGTAATCAACTTTTGCTTTAGCCCATTCTGCTGCAAAGCTCCACTGTTCCTTACCTGTTAATCCTTCTTTAGCTGCCTGTATATATCCTTCTTCTATTCCTATTGCATACAACATACTATTTCCTGCTAATGCCTTCTGGAATGTTTCAATAGCGGCTTGTGCTCTAACATCGAAAGTTGCAAATTTCCAATAGGCATCTGCTACTTTGATCGCTGCTGGATTATCAGTCATTGCTCTCATCGCCTCTGCTTCATTAAGATTGAAAGCACCTCGTTTATTAGGTAGTTTGATAGGTTGACCACCTTCTGCTTGTCTCACTGCTGCTGCGACAGTTTGATTGGTATGAGTATCAAATGAACCTGGGTGTCTAAAAGCATCGAAATAAGTTTGTCCATCTCTAAATGCTTTTGCTGCTAGTTTTAATGCTCCCCAATGTTCTAAGAATATTTGTTTATACCAGATACCAGTCATAGGTAACTTCTGTAAACCTCCATCTATATCTACAGGCAATAAGTTTGATCCCTTCTGAACTAGAACGGATTGGTTGAATAAATCTAAGGCTGGTTCTGTTAATAATCTTGCGTAGGGAATAGATGACTGAACTGCATACGTTCCACCTGCACTAAGGATTCCACTTACTTTATGAGTGGCGGTACTTCTTCCAAAGAGTTCAACTTTCTGCATGATTTTACTTTTAGACTTAAGAGTTCCACCACCTATTTCATCTTGCTTTGAAGGGTCAACGTCTAATCCATCTTCATAATGTGGCCCTTTGATTTGCTTATCAATGTGACCAATACCTTCACCACTTCTATAAGCAGAATCTGAAATACTATTTGCTATTTGATTTACTTGAGATTTAGCACCTGGCCCCCATTTTCCTGTCGCCATTGCTTCTCTTACCTCTTCTCCAAAAAGTGATCCAAAGTTAATATCATTTGTCTTGCCACGTTCAATAATATTCTGTTCTATGTTTTCTTTGTAAACAGGTAACTTCTCTCCTTTTTGAATAAGATTAATGTCATCAATTTCAGAACCAAATTTAACTTGTAAAGCTCTAAAATTTTGAGCTAACATTCTTGTTATCTTTTGATATTCTCTGAAATAATGAAGAGCTTCAACTGTTGATACTTCTAATTCTTTAACAGCTTTATTCCAATTTATTGTTCCATTATTCATTGCGTTCATTACGTTTGCTGCTTTAGTTCCTGCTATTTTTCCTAATCTATTAACTGCTATTCTTAACTCCATAACACTTCTTACATACTTCGGATTATTGGCAGCAATATATCGGAAGACCTTGGTTGCATTATCAACTTGATCTAGGCTTAAACCAAACATATCTAGATCACGCAATACTTCTGACCTCATTTGGTCTAGATTTATAGAAGGCATATCTGTTGCACTTTGTCTATCTAAAAGATCGGAAGCAGCTTTTAAATATAATTCAAGATTTTGATCTCTTTGCATATAAAGTGTTTTATTTTTTCCAGCACTTTGAATATTAATAACATCTTGCATTGCATAACCATAAGCCTCTTCTAGATCTAACTCACCCCTTTGTACTTTCTCTAAATTCTCTCTGAAATTATCAAGCATTTGCTCTGTAATTTTATAATTAGTACCAGTCTCCCCAGGTCTATTAGGATCTCCATCTACTTCTCTGTCTTTCCTGAAATCAGGTAGGTCAGCCATGAAATCATCTGGACTTTGTGGTGCATCTTTTCCGATAGAATCAAATTCTAATTTTTTATTTCTATATATTTTTGAATATCTCTGATTAATAAAGTTATTAAATATTTTTTGAGTAGCATTAAGTCCTAATTCTGCTCTGATATTATTAAGTATTTGATTAAAGAAATTCCGTACTGTTTCAGCAATAGCCTGTAAACTACCTCTTGGTGGAACTGGCATCTTGTCGTATGCCATCCATAGATCTAACATTGTTTCTGTAAAGTATTCGTCAATATTTGCATATCTATAATTTGCTTCTGTGTACTCTCCTCTCTTAAATGCTTCTAATTCTGGTTTTGGTATCTTGTTTAAATATTTTGTTCTCTCCCAATTAAATTCACTCGTTAATTGTTTTAGTTCTGCTTTTGGTATGAAACGAGAAAGTGTATGCCAGAGTTCGTGAATTGCAGTTCTTTTAAGCTCATTATTTTTAATAGCTTCTTTCTGGATGAGTACAACTTTTCTAAGGAAATCGTATCTACCTTTCTTAGGTAAATTAGCTAACACCTGTGGTGCTATGTCTTGAAACATTTCTCTTCCAAGCTTATCCATAAACCCAAGAGTTTGTTCTATTTCACGCTTATTACCACCCTGTTTTGAAAGAGTCTCATCCCAAGCACCATAACCTCTACGACTTAAATCACTTACATCATCAAACCATCCTGCCTCGTAAGGATTCCATGTAAGGAACTTTCCAGTTTTGGGGTCTTGGTAACGAGCGTCAGGTCTTTTCTTTGAACTTGTACTTTCAATCTTAGTTTGAAATTCTTCAGGATTTAATTTAGTTTCGACAGGAGCATCGACCTTCTTTTGATTAGCTCTTATTTCTGCTTGATTAGCTTTAATAAGTTTGTTGATTTTATCTATAGTAGGTTTTGCTTCTCGCTGCCACTTCATATATTTCTTATAAGCAGGAGTCTGTGTTTTCTTTAGTTCTCCTGGTGCTTGATAATAACTTTTACCTTTGCCTGGTTTAGCTGGTGCTGGCCCTAGTGCTTCTAATTCTGCTGTTAGTTGAGCAATAGCATCTCGATATTCTTTACTTGCGTATTGTTGAGGAACAGTTTGTTGAGGAGTAGTTGGTGTTTTTGTTCCTGGTGTTGGTGGTATCTCTGTTGCTGCTGGAGGTGTAGGTACTACGTTCTGAGTCGGTGGCCCTTCTGGTATTTGTTTAGTAGAAGGTACTGTTGGTTGATCTCCCAACATTTGAGTGACTTGTCTATTGGTTGCAAGTTTCCCTGCTTCCATTTTCTTTCTCCATCCTTGTACTCCTATTAACAGTTCTCTTTCAGGTCTTTGATCTGGAGGTAAAAGTAGATTGTTTACATCTCTAAGTGCTTTTTGTACACCTTCTTCTGTCGCAACTCTTGCAACATTTAATAAATTAACTAGATCACCGACAGTATCTAAAGGTTGTCTTGGCTTACCTCCTCTATCTGGAGCGACAAACTTATTCATTGCTTCTTCTAATCTATGAATAGCAATGAAAGCCTGATCTTCAAAGGCAGCAGTTCTGAGGAACAAAGAAAGAGGTTGATTCTTATCTGCCTGTTCTAATGCTTTAGGTAGTGGTAGTTCAGGTGCTTGGTAGCTCTGTCCTTCTAAATATTTAAGGAGAGGATTCTTTTCTAAAAGCTCTGCTTGCTTTTCTATTTTCGTTTGTATTGCTTTAACTTCTGGACTCTCTGCACCGAAAGTTCTTGTTGCTTCTGCTAACTGTTCAGTATATCCAGTTGCTTTTGTTACTCCTGCTAACAGGTCAGGAAAGAATTTTGAAAGAGATGCTTCTGCTCCTTTTAATAATCCACCAAATGCCCAATCAACACCCCATCCTTCTGCTAATTGTTTAAATCTACGCTCTGTCTCTGTGTCATCAGGATCAAAAATTAATTCTTTAGCAACAGGAAAACCTTTTAACCAACCACCTATTTCACTATTCGCAGCCATAGTAATTAAATTACCTTCCCAAGGATCAAAGCCAGCGAAATCAATGGCAAGACCTTTTGGTTCTACTGTTGATCTAACAGTTTGAGCAGCAACGAATCCACCACCACGGGCTAATGTTTTACCAGCGATGGGTGTTAGACCTTTAGTAACTGCCTGTGAAACAGCTTTATCTGCTTGTGCAACTTTTGAGAAACCTTTGCTTGCTTTGACAAGTGCTGGTACTTTTGAAGTTTTTAATGCCCAGTTAGCACCCTTTAAAACTTTAGAAAGAGCAATCCATTCAAGTGCAAATTGACCGACACCTGTACCAAAATCTTCTACACCACTTAACCAAGCTTCTTGATTATTTGCCTTTACAGGTTTCCAATTTCCGAATACAGGTTTGTCTGGTTCCTCTTGAGTAGTTGATGTACCTGGTTCTAGTAATCCTGTTGCTTCTCCTAAGTATCTAGCAGAGTCGCTGGTTTCCTGTATTGCTCCTGCCATCATGTTGACAGGCATCCTTAGTGCTGTCTTCCCTGTACCGACAAAAAAGTTATCATCTTTGTCGGCTCTTAATGCACCTGCTGCTCCTTTTAATTGTTCTTGTGCGTCACCGTGAAGAGTAGGGAGGATAGCAGCGTTGCTACCCCTTTCTCTCATTTGATCTTCATCTAAATATTCATAGCCAGTAGAACCATCTTCTCTAGTTACAAATGTAAGTCCCATTTCAAGCTAAACCTGACGATGGATCTATGGTACTGGATTCTTGGGGTTGAAGCTCAATAATTTCTTTTGCTATCTTCCTTGCTGCATCCATGTGTTCAAGATGTAGTTTATCTTTATAAGAAGCCCAAGCATTAAATAGTCCTTCTAAATCTTTATTTAGCCAAGGTTCATTCTTATAAATATCATAGGCAGCTTTTGCATTTAAATTAATATCAAACAAGTCACCTCTGTTTTTTAGCCAAGGCCATTTAGCTTCACGCCATTTACCTAAATCTTTTGTCATACCTGTGTCTAACATATTTATTTGAAGAGGCCCATAGCTTTCGTCTGTATCATTTAAGTCAGGATGATTTCTAATACTGCGTGTTCCTGTCTCTGACATCGCAATAGCAATCATTGTTGTAAGTTCTTCTTCATCTTTAAAACCTGCGGAATATAAAGCAGTACCTAGTTCTGTTTGTCTTTGTTTTAAAGGTGTATTAGGTTCCCAAGTTCTATCAAATTTTGATTCTGCTAATGGTTTTAATCCTGAAGGTACTGTTTTTATATTAATTTGTGGAAGCATACCAGCTTGTAAGTTACCAGCAATTAATAGTTCATCTTCTCTGTCAAGAATCATTGCTTGATCTTTGTCGTTGTTAACTTTATTTAATAGTCCTTTTCTAAATAAAGGATTTTCTATTTTGCCATGCCCTTCTATTTTCTGAGTAGATAATCTTTTGATAATTCTTTCTTTAAGTTTTTCTGGCATCTCATCTCCTGTATGAACTTTATATTGTTTAACCAAGAAATCAATAGGTTGTGTACCTGTTTTTTTAAGAATTATATTTAGATCGTGAGCATAAGGAATCCACGGTGCTTGTGCATCTAATGCGTTTATTTGTTCTAAGAAAGTATATTTTTCATATAAAGCTTTTTCTGTCATCTCTATTCTTAATGTATTTCTATCGTTTAATTTTCCTCTCCCTTCTCCAAGTTTTTCGACAATCTGAAAAGGTGTCTCTGCAAAGAATGTACCTCTCATTTCCATTAAAGTTATCTCATGTGGTTCTGGTGCTGCTGGATCAACACCTTGTCCGAAATATGTAAATAATTCTTCTTTTCTTTTGTTATTATAATTTTTTAAGATAGAAGAACCAAGGAGTTCTGAAGCCTCTAATTCATTGTCTAACCATCCTATATGTATGAGTGGTTTATATATCCCTCTAAATTTCTGATTAAGTTCTGTCTTTGTTCTTTCCTTTGCTAGTCCTCTTGCATCTGCTTGAGCACTTACATTTTCTTGAAATGCAGCAGAGAAAGTAGGAATGTATTTATATTCTTTTCCACGTGTTGATAGTTGATTAGAACTGTATCCGTTCCAATGTAAATTAGATTGGAAAACAGGATCATTAGCTTGTTCAGATTTATCTATTAATAAGTCAATATCTTTATACATTTGATCTAATATTTCTGGTGAAAGATAGCCAGCATTATCTTTAATCGCCTTCTCTAATCCTGCTGTTAAGAAAGAACTGGTTGCAGTATATGGTTTAACACGTTGCCAAGCTTGAGGATCTTTTCTTAAGAGGTCTAGGTCGGGCATTAATATCTGATCTCCATCTTTAATTGTTCCATCTCCAACTAATTTTTTATAGTACTCACTTAGAGTTTCCCAGTTGTAAACAGCTTCTTCTACATCACTAACAGCTAATTCATATTCTTCATTATCTGAATAAGAAGTGTCGGGTACTGTATATACAGAGTTGTCTAATCTTGTGATTGTAACTTGTTCTACTTCTCCATCTTTTAAATTTGGTTTACCACCTTCAGTTCTCTGAACATCGGATTGTTTACCTAGTATCCGTTCATATTCTTTAATGTATGGATTGTTAGCATTTAGTTTATCTTTAGCCTCTACATTCATCTTATTAAATTTGTCTTTAGTAACACCCCATAACTTTCTTATCTCAGCAAGTTTCTGGCGTTTATTAAGTTTGTCTTCTTTATCTGCCCATATACGACTAGATTCAAGAACAGTTTCATCTAGTAGGGCTGCTATCCTGACTTGCTCATCACCAGTTACTTGATTCCTGCTTTCTATTCCTGCAACACCTAGCAGGTCATTTAGTGCAGCTTGATTTAATTCATTTTGTACAAGATCATTGTAGGCAGTATCAATAACATATTTCACTTCAGCTTCCTGAAGTCTAATTAAACCATCTACTCTACTTGTTAAGTCATTAGCTTGATCTTTAGAAATAAGATTATATCTTTCAGCGTGTCTTACCTTTGCAAGTTTTAGTTGAGGTGAAACATTAAAGAGTCCAATATAATCCTCTAATTCTTGGCCTGCGGTATATTGATCTCCTTCTAATCCTTTAAGATGTAAGGATACTAAATCTTCTAGTACTTCTATTTTATCTTTGCGAGTTTTGTAATCACCAGGTGCATTAAGAATCTCTTGTTTTCTGGTAGTTGCGTATTCTGTTAATCGTTTAGGGTTAAGGGAGAACTTAACATTTCTAGGATTTTTTAAACCACCAACATTTATGACCCACGGTTGAATACCTTCTGTTTTCTCATCTGCATCTTTAAAACTTTCTAATTTGCTGTAGAAAAGATTTTGTTCACTGTTAACTGCTGCTAATTTATTTGTAAGTTCACGACTGTTTTTCGCCTGATAATATTTATTACCAAGTTCTGTTTCTAATTCTGCTATAAAGAATGGGCCTAGTTTACCTTTGTCACTTATTAATAAAGATCTCTTTTCATTAGTAAGTGGCCCTGTTTCGGCTGCTTTTAATTCATCTATTATATAATCTTTAACTGAATCAAATAAGGCAGGGTCTATATTTCCTTCCTTATTTATTGAATTTGCTATAACTAAATTAGTTAATGTCGTCTTAAAATTAGTCTCTATATCTTCACGACCTTTGAAGCTCATTCCTGAGATAAATAAGGTATCAAAAGCTTCAGTAAGATCTGTTCCTTTTACATAGTTTTTCCTTTCAGTTAAAAAATTACTTTTTATTTTATTGTTAATATCATAAATGAAAGCATCTTTATGAAATCCATCTTGTTGATCAGCATATTGTTTACTTACTGTCCTTTTTATATTTGCATTTTGATTGACCATCGATTGCCTTAAGTCAATTAAAACACTTGGAGTACCAACACCTGCATCGCTATAGTATTTAGTTAAGGCAATATCTAATGGACTTGGAGTTCCATCTTCTGTATATGGTTTTAATATAATAGGTTTGTCATCTTCATCTCTTAAGTTGTTTATATAATCAGGTGCATTAGCTATTAACTGTAATCCCTTTTGGTATTCTAAAGATCTTGCTAAATAATCTCCTGCTCTGGGGTCTAATGACTTAAGTAAGTTGTAATTATCCTCGGCTAATGTTATTTGTTGTGCTGATAATACCTTGCTATTTCTATCTCTATCTGCTTTCTCAAGAAGTTTATTGTAATCACCCATCAAGTTTCCATTTGTCTTAGAAAGCTTGACAGCAACTTCTTCTGCTCTTTCTTTTGCTAATTTATTTTCTTGTTGTTCATAAGAAAGATAAGAAGTCGTAAAATTTTGAAGATTAGTATTTAAACTTTTAAGTGATGTTGCAAGGTTATCTAGGTCAGGACTTGGCTTGGCAACAGTAGATCCTTGTGGAACTGCTGTTGGCCCTGCTGCTCTAGGTGCAGTAGGAGCGACAAAAGTACTAGCACCTGAAGCTTGAGGTTGAAGGCTTGGAATCCTTAGATCTAAACCTTGTCCAATAGGTAAGGAACTAGCTCCCATCGAAGGGCCACCACCTCTTTTCTTAGAAGTAGTTACGTCAGGAGAACCGAAAGAGAATTTTTTAGTAGCCATCAGGGTTTTCTATACATATTGAACCAGGTTTTAGCACCACCAGTATCTGTTCTTGTGTAACCAGCTTGACCAAGGCTTGCTTCTGCACTTAAGCCAGCACTTGCACCTTGTAAGCCAGCACTTAGATACCCAACTAAACCAATACCACTAGCTTTCCCTCGCATCATTGGTTTTAACGGGTCAAGGTACATTCGTTCTAAGTATGGCTGTTGGCTAGTAATTCTGGCTCCCCTTTCTATTGCTGCACCTCTCTTATCTTGTGTCGCTGCTGCTCCTGAGAAGGCTAAGTTTCTATCTGTTGCCCAATCAAATGCTGCTTTCTGTCTTCGATAGTCAGCCAGCAAACTACTTACACTATTACCTACACGACCAGAAGCCAGTACTTCTCCACGACCTTCCAGAAATTCTTTTTGTGCTGCTTGTTTTTGTTGTGCTGATGCTGCTGACTCTTGCATCATTCCTAAATTTATCTGAGCAATTCTATTTTCAAAGTCTTCATTAGCTAGAGATGTAGTTTGTGCTATGAGATCTTCTTGTAAAACTTTCTGTTGTTGTTCTGCTGTCCTATTCGCTGTGGTTTGTAATACTTGTTGATCGTATTGCTGTTGTGCTGCTTGGTTCTCAAAATCTATCTGAGCATTTTGTGCTTGGACAGCAGCCCTTTGCTGCATGATCGACAGAGCAGCAGTAGCAATACCAAGACCAATAACGGGATCGCACATAATTAAATCCTCACGAACTCATAGAACAAACGACCTTCTGGCCCATATTCTGAGTGCTTTTTGATGAATGTAAATCCCATCCACTGAAGCCATCTAACATGGATTTTGTTTCTAGCATCTACTACGTTAAATAATACAGGATACTCCTGAATAATCTTGTCTAGTTCTATCTTAGATCGTCTTAAGAACGTACGCTTGTCACGTGCATCATCTAACATTGACTGACAACCCAACATCCATATACGACCAGATGTCTCTGATTCAGGTACAACACCCCACATACCCATTGGGTGTCCATGCCTGCTAACCATAGTCATGCAGGGGTTACTCTTAAAGAAACAGTAGAACAAACTAGCCACAGGTGTTAACCCTGACTGTGCTCTGATCTCAGCTATATCTTCATCTCTCATATTGTCGCCAATAATTCTAATATCTTCTAATTCTGTACGTCTTTGATAGGCTACATCCTTTTCGCTCTCGTATGATAGAACCCTTCCCATTCGGCTGATTGGAATCGACAAGGTAGTGGACTCGTAGAACTTATTACTATCTTAGTATCTATATTGCTTGCCATCACAGGAACACGGAAAGATCCTGTAAGAACTGAAGGATCTCCTATGAGTGGAGGTGATTGCCCAACGACAATTCCGTTATATGGATAAGTGTTTGTGTCTCTACTAGCAGGGGTAACTTTCAACTCAAAAGCTGACGACTCATCAAACAAGACAGTCCATGTCCTCATCTGTAGTTTCGGCCCTGCTGCTATTGCAACACCACCACCAGGGGGTTCTTCTTTTATGTAAGGAGTGCTGAACTCATAGGTCATTTCATACCTTTCACCTATAAAGAAGCGTGGTGTTTTACCTGCATTGTCACCTGAACTTGGAACTGTCTTGAGATCTCCAAGGACTGTGATTGAGTTAGAGGTAGTTAGATCAGCGATAGGCTCAATAACTTGTCCATGTCTAAGGAGAGTATTACCTGACTCGTATCTTCCTACTACTACCATCTGTGATCCTGCTGCTATTGGGTAAGGAAGAGTGATAGTTGTTTGAACTCCTAATGCACCAGGGTTTACAAGTGCTGTTGATAATCCTGACACTGATTCTGTTGTCTTTCTATCTAGCAGGATTTCTATCTCTGTACCTGCATCTACATTCTCAGGTCTTATAACTAGATGTTCTAAGTAAACACCATCGCTATATTCAACAACTGCATATAGATCACTATCAACAATACCTGCTCCTAGTATTTTCTTAGCACCAGCGTCTGCGTTTACTTCCCAGTAAGACCAAGCTGATTGAAGTTTAGTGTCGTCTTCATAGAAGAACTTATATATATACATCCTTCCAGGTTGATCCTTACTAATTAGAATCAATGCCTCTTCTGATACTGAGGCAATAAAGCTACAGATATTACTTGGTAGGTAACGAGGAATACTTGCAGTTATATCTTCTGATAAAGGAACTGAACCACTGGAGTCAGGTAGGAAGAACTCTCTTACACCTGAGAAGCTATCTCCCTTTGGTATAGGGAAGTAAAGGTTACGACCAACAGCAACAGGGTCAACAGTGTCAGCCATGTCAAAGGTTGTCATCGCTGTGATTGATGCAGTCTTTGGTGTTAAAGAAGAACCGACATTGATACCTGCATCTAGCCTGAACTGTCCATGTCTACTGAATAGGAGAAGAGTGTTAGCGAATGAGACTGCTGAGACAAGGAAGTTAATAGAAGTACCACCAGTGCTTAGATCTACTGGGTCACTATCTACAACAGTTTGCACAGTCTCAGGCCAGAACCTTTCAAAGGCAGCAGCAGCGCTAAGGATGACGTTCTCATCTGCTAGTAGTACCAGCCTGTTTCTAAAGAGGTTGATGTTTTGTATGTAGCTATCGACAAAGGAAGGTTCAGGTGCTGTTGTTTCATTACCAGCTAATCGTTCACCCCATGTATGTTTCTTAAATTCAAACGATACAGTTCCATTGGCTGCCACATTTCTAACTAAGACATGAGGCATTGTTGTTGCATTGAACTTGTATTCAATACCAGGTGCAACAGTTTCTTTCCATGTTCCATCTCCGAATCCAGTACCTGCTACTGTGTTGAACTTGATGAAGTAATCATCCAGTTGTGTTGCTTTACTTCCTTGCACTCTGACAATAAAGCCATGCTCTGCAATGGTTGGCAGGTCACTCATATCATCAACAACTTCTTTAATAGCCTTGGTATCTTCTCCAGTTCTATTGTCTTTACTACTTAAGGTGTAAGCACCTCCATCATCTTTAGTAATACGAATGATGTAGTCGGTGTTTATAACAGTAAACCCTGAGATTGTATCAAGCAGGGTGGCTAACTCATTAGCAATCGTGACGTTAGATAGTGTTGGGTTATAAACGACAGTGCAATTACCAGAAGCAGTGCTGGCTGAAGCAACTGTGTATTGGAATTGATTGGCACTACCACCTGGTACTGTGATCGTGTACTTACCAGCTACTCCTGCGACACCAGCAGGGAATGACATCTTGACTTCATCTCCTGTTGATAAGCCATGACCATTAGCTGTGACTGTGACAGTTGTGCTGCTAGTGGTAAAGGATGCAGGTGTTTCCCTACCTCCTGCTGGCATTGTCTTAAATACTTTTGTTGTGCCGTTTAAGTTGACGCTGTACTCAGTGTCATAGTTAGCTGCCTTTATAAATACCATTGACTTTGTTCCCCATACAGGAGACAAAGCAGTGTCCATTATTACTTTCTTTTCTCTATTAACAATGAATGTAAAGTCAGCAATACTTGCAACTCTAATTCCCTCTGATGGAGAATTTGTATTGTCTAAGTAATCAAGGGTACTAACACCATCTGGTGTGCTTGGTGTGTATGTTGTTCCATCTAAATCACATACCTTGATGGCTGGCCCACTACTTGTCTCGTAAATAATAATCATATATTGAACTGCTCCATCCCTATCGACCATGTGAATGAAAGGTCGATTGGTTCCACCTGAGTTCAATGCTGTGCCAGTAAACAACTGAGCAATATGTTTCATTGATGGACGTTTCTTTAATCCTTCAACTGGACTAGGCAAACAATTAATTACAGCTTCTGCCTGTGATGCCAGTCTTAATGCAGGCGGCTGTTGGCTAACCCCATTGATGAGGTTGGGAATAGCAGAACTAATTAAAGGCATCTACCTAAGAACAGTACGACTTGGTTGATAAGTTTGAAATACTCCTGTGTGATTAGGATTACCTCTGATCATATTGTGATCTCCTGCATTATTCTCCTCCTCCATGAACAAAGCTTTAGCTTCTGCTTCTGCTGTAATGTTTATCTTACTTAGATCTGCACTACCTAGTATCTGTTCTTGTAGTGTGCGACCTGCCTTTGTCATTATGAATTGACGGGCATGTTCAGGTAGGTCAGTCCAACTAAGAATGTAAGTAACATCTGCTTTTAAATCTTCAGTAAAGATAGAAGTATTTTTTCTTCTGTCGTATAACTTCAATCCTCTTTGCACTACCTCATTGTCTGGGTATTCATAAGGATCAACCTTCACTCTGCTTATATCTGAACTCAATTCAATTTCATTAGTACCAGCAGTACGAGCAAGGGTTCTCTCATAGTCAGTATTAAATGACCACCCCTCTGATTGGATTGTTCTGCTTGTTTCTTTAAGAGTATCGTGTGCTTGCTTTGCAAGACCGAACTGACCAGCCAAGGAGTTAACAGGTGCTTCACCCATCATCCTTAATACTTTGTTGACTGCTTCTAGTTCTGAAGTGAGGTTAAGACCCATAAGAAAAGAGGGGGCATATAGCCCCCACGGTAGTTAGCTGGTTGCCCAGTAGATTTCGATAGCACAGTCTGGACGTAGAACTCCAGTACCATGAGCCATAGATCCGACCATGAATGTACCCTGCCATAGTGCATGTACATCTGATCCTGTCTGTTCCATCTTCAAGTCCATCAACTTAACTGTACCAACAGCTTGCTTGTTGAAGACAAGTCCAACGCTGTCTGTGTAGTTAGCGTGGTATGTGTTGTTCTCACCAGTTACAGCAGAACGGTTTGTAGTTGGCAAGTGGTTAGACTTAACGATGCTGATACCAGCTACCTTCAAGACTGTTCCATCTGCGTATGCTCCAGAACCACCCCAATCTCTGTTGAGTACGTCTGTTGTCTGAGCTAACTTGTAGTACTCAGTTGGGCCAAGAACGATGTATCTATCATTCTCTGGGACGTTGTTGATATCAAACTGCTCGGCTGCTGACCACATTGCAGCAACTAAGTTTGCACCTGTGATGGCTGCTTTGTTTGCAGCAACAATCTTGATACGAGTACCACCAGGTAAGTCAGTGTTAGCGTTAGTGCTGGTTCTTGCTGCTTGAGCAATAGTAGCTGCTACGTTCTTGTCAAATGTGTACGCTAATGCGTTACCCATCTCAACAGAATACTGGCTACGCACGTCATAATGGTTCTTAGCCTCATCAATGTCAGCAATGAATACTTGTGATACAAGCTTGTCATCGATGTTGATAGTTACTTCAGCGTGCTTAATAGCATTACCTGTAAGCTGCGTACCAGGTGTATGATATGAAGTTGAAGAATTTCCAATTATTGGAAACTGACTGCTCTTCCCTGATGCTATAGTCCGTACGTTATGTAGAGACTCGAACACTGTTGCTTTACGGAACGAAGACAGAACCTCTCCCGAAAAAGTTTTAAGGAATAAAGCGTCATAGCTAGTACCCGTAGCATTTACGAGACCTAGCCTTGAGCTAGTAAAGTTAGCCATACAATTTGTACGGTAGATAGAAAGGGTTTACCCATAACTATCTCTTCCACTTGGGGTATCCCTCGCAAGGGGCCGCCGCTTCTATGAGAAGTTAGGTGCTTTTATAATACCCCTTACATTACGTTTGAGCGACTAAGTTTTTCTTGTACTTGTTTTCTGTATGCCGAGTCAGTTGCATATCGTTCATCATTCATAGCTGCTACTACCTGTGCTGCTGACTCGTACTTAGTTGTATCTTCTCTAGCTGTTCTACCTCCTACAAGTTTAGGTTCTCTTGGTGCATTGTTCATGTATGCAGCTTGAAGACCAGCGACAGCAATCCTTATTTGATGTGGGTTACTAGTCTTAAGCATGTCGTTGAACGCATCAATCTCACCTTGTTCTAAGTTTCCAGCAGCCCACGTAAGCATCTCGTCATACACTTTCTCTCCACCAAACTCTTGTTTAATTGAAGTTACTTCTTTGGCTGCAAGCTCTGAGTCTTGTGCCTGTCTGTATTGCACACCATCTAGGTATGCTTCGACCATATCCTTGGTAAAGCCAGCACCTTCTAAGGATGTGTAGTCTTCGTCAGTTAACTTACCTGTCTCTTGCCACCTAGTATTCATACCTTGGTAGTCAACACCAACTTCATCAAGGCGACTACCTATGTATTCACCATAGATTTCTGTTGCATTACTAGGTTCTGATTCTTCTTTTGTTTCAGATACTTCTGGCTTGTCGCCTTCTTCTGGACTACCTAACTTCTTCTGAAGTTCTTCGTATCCTTTCTCTAAGTCTTGGACAGACTCATACTTGCCAGCAAATTTAACTGGCCCATTTTCTTGCGACTCATTTATTAGTGCTTCGTCTTTAGCGTCAACCTCCTGTTCAGGAG